CATCTACAGCAGCTGATGGTAATAGGATGGAATTCTCTACCTGAATCAGATTCTTCCCAAGTATCAAGGTAATTTTCAAAGAAGGCCTTGACAAGGATTTGCAATTCAATTCTATCTGTTACTTTATTACTCATATTAATCTATTAATAATTTAGGGGAGATATCACCATTATGAATAAAATCTTCGGCAATGATATAAGGATTTTCTGTTGCATTTAAAGATTGTTTATGAACCAGATTATCATTAATATAATAATTAATAACGAAACCTCTATCTGTTTCGAATATTTCTGATTTTCTTTCATTATTATGAAATTTAGAAATGGGTTGCATTATGGTATCCTTTATGATATAAGATGAATAAAACGATTTAATATAATTCTATTAGTAAGTCTTGATTTAACAAATTTACTAAAGGAAGTAACTAGACCACGGGTTGAAGCATTTTCTTTAACTGTAAGTTCTTTATTATTAATATTAAGACCTTCACTTCTAATTAGGTAATAATCGTCATAACCTTCAGAATTAAGGACTAGATAATTTTTTGCTCTTAGTTCAGATTTAGTAGTTTCGAAATTAATTCTATCTGAGAACATAGAAGCGACTTCCGAAGAATTTATATCTCTATTATTAAGGATAAAGAATCCTATAATATTGCAACCAGTAACGGATTTAAGCATTTTAAGATAAGCAGTAGTAACTTTTCTTGAGTTATAAGCATTTTTAATAACTTCTTGATGTTTAGTTTTTGGGTGTCTAATTATAAAGGAAAGGCTTTTATCATGTCTACTATAATTTTCATCACCGTTACCGATATATTGTCTACCATTTTTAGTAAAAAAGATTCTTGTAGTATCATCGGACATTCCATCTGTCAAGAATACGGTATTAACTATTTGCAATTTATAATCTTTTTTAAATTTAGGCACTAATTTCATAGCGGTAATAATAGAAGCATCAAGAGGAGTATTACCTAATCTAAACCAAGGTGGAGAATAATACCCATTATTAGAAGAGAATAATAACATAGAAGCAGCATATAGAAATTCAGTAGTACTCATTGTACTAGACAATATATTAAGTTGTTTAGTACCTGATAGTGCTACTATATCATTTTCATTAAATTCTTGAACATATTGGTCTTCGATATATCTAGTAGTAAATGCATAAACTTCAAAAGGTATTTTTATTTGTTTACAGAATAATACTAAATTTAGTAATTGTTTAACTGTATTATTTAAATTATTTGTCATTGAACCTGACCAATCAATGAACATAATAAGTCCATGTGATTTTCCATTAGGAACTACACTAATTTTTTTAAATATATCATCTGCAAATTTATAAGAGAATAATGCATTTTCATTTAATTCTCCTGTTTTTGCTATAGAAGTTCTTTTAAGTTGTTCAGCATTTTTTTTAAGTTCAAATTCTTTTACCAGATAAGCTACTACTTTTTTAGAATCATTTTTAAATGTTTGGAAATCTTGTTTTATATTTGTTGGTATAATATATCCATTAGTTATAAATTTATTATGGAAGTGTTTATAATCATCCCAAAGTTTATCATGAGTAACAATCATTTTAGAAAGATTAACATCTGGAACATTTCCATAATAATATTTTGTACCATCAGAAGAATATAATTTTTTTTGATTTTCTGAAAAGAACTTATCGGTCAATGATTCGATAGTATTTTCTTCTTCATCTTCATAATCATCATCATCATTTTCTTCATCATCGTCTTCATCACCTTCATTTTCTTCTTCTTCATCTTCACTGATTAAGAAAATTTCTTCTTCTTTATTTGTTTCAGCTTCTTCGTTAAGGTAATCCATAATTTTTTTGGTGACAATTAATACGTCATCAAAAGATTCGGTTGAATCCACATCATTAATCAATTCTAATTCTGTATCATTATTAAATTTAATATTAGAAGAAACTCCTAATTTAAAATACATATTAGTTCTATCAATAAAATTAAGAGAATTTATATCTATATTTTCAGTACCAAAAAAGTTTCTATTAGTAAGGTCTTTATATCCAAGTATCATTGGTTGTTTAAGACCTGGATATTTAATTTTCATTTTTCTTTCTATACGAGCATCTTCAACCACATTCAAAACTGAATGAGTTAATTCTAATTCTGAAGATTTAATTAGACCTTCTTCTGGAGTATAGATGGCATGACCGACTTCATGTCCAACTAATAAGTCATATAATTCTGAAGATATATTAGAATCAAGAGTAGGAATAACTAATATTCTATTTTTGACATCAAATGAAGCAGTTCTTACGTTTCTTTGTTCAACGATAAGATTTTCTGTAGCCATTAATTTAGCTAAAATTGATTTAGATTGTAACAATTCCATGATATAGTCTCTTGATTCATAATATATGGTACATTATACCATTATTTTCAATAATGTCAAGTATTTAAGGCAATAAATTTGGAAATGCTTCTTTAATAAAAGCATAATCTAATCCTTCAACACCTAAATCTTTATTAAATATACCCATAACAACTTCTGCTTCTCTTGGTTCTATAGCTTCAAGAAATTGTGTTAATAATTCATTTCTTTTAGCAACAGATAAGTTTTCTGCACCTGCATCGCCTTTTCTAAAGAGGTATAATCTTCTCATTTCAGTAGATAATTGTGTATTGCCCATTCCTGGAATTGTATCTTTAGGTAGATATTGGTCAGGAATTTCTTTAACCAGCCATTGGTAATCTGGATGGTAAGCTAATAGAAATACATCAGTTAATGCTTTAGAAAGGTTTCTTTCTACCACATTCATTTTTGTTCTTTTAGTGGGTGCTGCATCAATTTCATCTAGCACTTCATATATATTTTTCATTAAAATTTATCCATTTCGTCAATTAAGTTTTTTAGTTTATATTGAATAAAATAATTCAATAGATTTTTGCGAGGAACCGCTTTAGTTTCTTCATAGGTATGTATAATATTTTGTTTAATATTTGTTGGTATAAATGTTAAATCTATTAGCATTTGATTTCTGATAAAATTAGATTTAGTATATTCATCGGTATAATCTAAATGATTTTCGGACAATAATTTTTCAACAATTCCTTTGGTCATAGATTTTTGTTTAATTTCTCTTGCGAAGCAATCTCCAGAAGATAATACATTAGGTATACCATCACCCCTATCACCTCTAAGAATTTTCTCTTTTAATTCAACAGCAGGATTTTCTGATTTTATAAATTTCTTTTGTGTAGGGTTATATTGAACAACATTTTTATATTTTTGTAATTGTAAGAAGTCGCCATCACTAGAAAGTATAAGAACTTTTTGTGAAGCTGCATATATTGGGGCTAATGTTCCGATGATATCATCTGCTTCAGCTGAATCAACTTCAATAACTTTATAAGGAAAATTATCTTTCAGTTCTTGTTTAAATTTAGAAAGCAATTCAAAAATGATTTTCCAATCCAATTCTGATTTTTCTCTAGTTTTTTTCCTAGAGGCTTTATAGAATGGAAAATATTCTTTTCTCCAATAGGTTTTATTATCGCAACAGATAACTACTTCCCCATATTCTTTTCTAAATTTATTTACATGACCTTTTATAATATTTAATACTAGATAACGAATAGTAGTTTCATCTAATTTAGCGGGGAAAGCAGTTTTAGAAGTAAGTTGTGGCATTATACCAGCAAGTAAAACTTGATTTAAATCTATTAATATCATTTTTATAATCCAAAGATTTATGTGAATAATAGATTATATCACATAAGATGTATTATGTCAAGTTAAATTGTTTCTTCTATAACAGAATCAAAAAATAGATGGGAGGTTGTTGTTTTGCGACCAATTATGCCATAGAATCCACTTTTGACTAGATGATGTAAATAAACCACGGGGTCACTTAGGATTGCGGTAAATCTATCTTCAACAATCATTTCATCTTTATCGGGTTCTAGGAATAAAATTTCATAATTTTTACCGAAAGAAGCTTCACCTAGACCTTCACCTGGGTCGTGGTAAC